CTTTGCAGGTACGCCAAGCATAGCGTCTACGCCTGACTTAGACAAGTTCATCAATGAATAGAGTAGAACTCCATCACCCCATGTACGCAAGGTTGAGTCGCGAACGATATTGATTGGAAATCCTGTACGTGCCAGCGTAAATGTACGCCAGATTGACTGGAACTCATCAACAATTGCCTTACCAACTACTGCTGTATTGACTGGAAGGCTTGCTTCTGCTCCACGCTTCTTAGCGTAGCGAGCAAATGCCTTGTCAATTAGGACAACATCGGGTAGGTAAGCACCGTTAGCCAACTGAGATACTAGTTGTGGGTCAACAATAACTTCGCCATTTTCAATCATGAAGGCATTGCGCTCTGCGCTTGCTTCTTTTGCCTTGGCCATGTTGTTGCGTGTCATCGTTACATAGTAGTCAAGAACCGTATCCTTGATACTAGCAGGAATATTGTACTTATTTGCTACCTGCTCAAATACACGTTCTTCAATCTTCTTGATAACTGATAGTTTGTCAGTTTCTGTCTTTGCGACAGTAAATGAATTGTAGAGTTCACGTGCCTCTAGTGGAGGTAGAACCTTCGTGTTAATCGCTGCTCGCATAGTTGTACGTACGCGAGATGTAGCCTGTAAGCCATCATTAAAGTTAACTGTAGCGTGAGGAGCATCATCTAGTCCACGTTCAATGCCAGCAATGCCACGCTGGATTGTACGAATTACAACAGATGAACCATTGCGTTGGTAAATCTTCTGGATTGCATCGCCAACCTTGGTTTCGCGACCTGTAAGGTCATTGATACCACCCTCAAGTTTATTAACTGAGCGTTGCATCGCAAGGTCGTTGCGGAACTTCTCAATTCTAGCAAAACTTGATACACCTCGGTCTTGCATTGCGCTGTCTAACTTAAGAGCGTTATTCAACCATGAGTACTGGTTGCGCAAGTCCTTGATTTCTGCCTTGATAACTGTCTCTGCTTCGACAACTCTACCCTTAAGCATATCATGCTCTGGCAATGTTGTCTTTCCAAAAGGAATGCGAGCCTCTAGTGTATCAAAGATACCTTCTTGGCGTAGCAATTCAGCAAATGTCGCTGGGTGCTTTGTCTCTAATTCTACAATTGCATCCTTAACGCCAAGACCAATTTTCATGATAAGGCCCTGTTGTTCAAAGGACCTACCAGATACAAGGTTAGCGCCGATTATTCCAACAGGATTGTCTTTGTATTCTGGACGTTGTAGCACAGTTGGCACATCGTTAGTTCTGTTGAACTCCATAACAGGAGTCAACGAAGTTTTTTCTCCTGCAACTGTACGATTAATTAAATCTACTGTGTTGTCAAGGTTATCAGCACGTAGCAAGTCCGCTGTTTTGCCACGAGCAATTAAATTGGCTGTTAGGCCATACTTTCCAGCAGCAACACTTCCAGTAAGCGCTCCACGAGCAGTGATACCAGCAAGTTTAGTTGCCTTAAGGTCTGCGGCAGCGGTTACTTCAAATCCAGTGTTAAAGATACCAGCAACTGCAGCACCAATACCACGGTTGGTATCCTTGAGCCAGTTGTTTTCTGCTGCTTCTCCAGGGATTAAGCCGACAACTTCTCCAGCAAGACGTGTTACATCTGTTCCAAAGTTGTACTTCTTTTGCCCGATAGCAGATTCTGAAAGAATTGCTGACTTCTTTAGCGACTCACCAAGTGCTCCGCTTTCTGAGATGTCACGACCCGCTTTTCCAGCAAGTTGAGCACCTAAACCAAATCCAGCCACTGCTCCAGGGATAGCACCGACACCAGCACCACCGATAAAGCCAGCACCAAAGCCAGCAATACCACCGATAACACCGCCAGCAATCATGTTTAAGCCAGCGAGAATACCTAATCCAGCATTGTGACGTGCAACATCTTGCACAAAAGCGTAGTTAGAACGTAGACCTTTTGTACCAGCCATCAAAACAGATGACATTCTACCTTCGGTCTTCTTGTCTAGTTCAGCAAGACCATATGCAGCAGTAGTTAAACCTACAGCAGCAGTGCCTAATCCAGGTATGACTAATAGAGGTAAACTGTTTTTGATACCTTGAGTTGTACCAATGTTCTCGCCAGCAGACTTTAGTAGCCACTGTCGTGCATCTTCTGCCTTGTCATTAAATGACTGAGGGTTTCTTGGCAGGTTGCTAGCAGCATCGAGTGCTGTTCCAAAGTTAACTCGCCCATCTGGATTAAATGGATTGGTCTTACCAGGAGTTTGCTTAAGTTTTGTTTGAATGTTTCCTAAGATATCCCATAGAGCCATTAAATAATAGTCCCTAGGTAACTTACATAATCCTTAGTTCCTTGTGACGCACCAGGTTGTGATGCGTAGAACTGCAAGATAGGGTAATATGTACGAATCTCTTCTAGGTCTGGGTCTCCAGATGGCATTGGTGGTAAACCTTCAACTGCATTTACACCTGGTCCAGATGCTGCTCCGTCTGTTACTGGAATGTTTGGAAATTCTGATGGCGCAGTTAGCGGCATAATTCTTGGTTGAGTAGGTGTAGAGTTTGCTTCCTTGTACATAGCAGCACCACTTTGCTGTGCCATTGTTTCTGTACCAGATGAGCCCATCGCTGACATCCCAGGAATGTACTGCTTTGCTTGGCCAGATGCTCCAGCGCCGCCTGTTGCTGACACTTCATAGTTCTGATTAGCGGGTAGCGCCATCTTGACCTCCTACTTAGAATGCTGAATTTTAATTATAATAGGTTCTGCTGTGTAAATGTCCCATTGTGAAGCAATCTGAATTGCTTTGCGTACTGCTTTTTCTACCGACTCTGGTTTCGTAAGTGCCTTAATATTAAAGGCTTCAAGAGCACCAAGAGCAATATCGCCACCACTCCCAGAATAGTAGATACCACGAATATCCCTATCCCAAGAATAATCTTCAAAGATAGGGTAAATAGTTCCACGAATGCTAATAAGAAAGGATGAGTCATGAGCCGCCGCATCGCCGTCCTCTTTCATATCATAGCCACCGTCTATAAATGCTTGTCGCATTTGAGGTATAAACTTCTGTGTTACGAAGGTGTCTAAATCTTCTGTTGCTGTTGGCTTAGGTGCCTTCCAACCAAATTGCAAAATATTAGAACCACGTCCTGCACCAGAACCTGCAATTAAGATTCCGTTGTTTTCAATAATCTTGTGAGTGGCCATCTCAATAGGACGACCATTCTCATCACTAGAGCGTGAGTCGCATCCTAATACGGACCAACCATCACCTTGAATCGCTACTAGTGTTGTCATTGTCCCCTACTTAATTATACTCGACGCGTTGTACTTACTCTTGATTGTGCTTGTCCACCGCCAGTAAGTCCTGAGATAAGACTCATAACATCCTGTGGTGGGCCTGCAGGTGCTGGAGAGCCTCCTACTGGAGCGCCACCTGGAACAGGGGACGGCTGCTCAACAGGACTAACAGGAGCCCCAGCAGGAGGAACTTGTGGCTCAGGTGTAAACGTCTCAGCAATTGCATCTTCTAATGCCTTGCCGTTCTGACGCGCTTGAATCACCGAAGCAATATTTCTAATGATTGCTGATGGGTCCTGTCCTTGTGTTGCCATCTGTGGAATAGCCTGTGCTGTCGCTGCGAGTGCGCTGAGTAATCCTGAACGCAACTGCTCGATTTCAATCTTTTCAAGTTCTTGTGTGACATTGACAGTGAAGGGAAGTTCACGCATTGCCATGTCCTTGGAGATTAATCCACCACCAAGTGCTTGAAGCATAAAGATAAGTCCTTGCGCTGGGTTAAGACCAGCAAGCATTCCATAACGAACATCAGCAGAGTAGTCACCCTTGATGTCCTTTGTTGGACGATACTTAACTTCGTAAGGTGAACCAGAGTCTACACCACGAATTGTCTTTTCTTCTGAGTAAATCATCTCATCTACTTCAAAGCAGATTGAAATAACATCACGAAGTGCTGCAGCAAAGATTGCCTGCGCTGATTTAACCTGTGTATCAAAAGCACCCATAAGCGCTTGAACACCTTGACCTGTAACAACAGATGCATCGATGTTTCCAGTACGACCTTCTGGGTAACGAGCACCCACACGAAGTTCCTGGTTAAGTAAATTCTGTTCTGTAAATGCGCCTGCTGGAATATTTAATTCTACGCGGCGTACACCTGCAGGGTTGGCTGTGCGAATAACCGCATCGCCACCTAGTTGTAGTTCCTGAACATCTTGTGGAAGTACGATTGGTGCCTGTACGCTCTTCTCTGCTGCTTCCATAGCAAGCAATGCAAAGCGATTGCGAAGCAATTGAATTCCAAGGACATCATCAAACTGTCCACGGAGTTCGCCATCGATAGATGGTTTACGTGCAACAACAACCATCATCTTTCCGATTGGGTTCATCGCACGTAAGAGAATAAGATTCTTTCTCTCTGGAATGTAAACGACAGATTGGTCAGCATCGTAATAACGAATCATCTCTAACTGAGAATTGAGGTCCTGGTCGTAGCCTGCGCGGCCTAACAACTGGGACTCATAATCAGGGAACTGAGATACGAGTTCGCCTAGTGACATGATATATCGTTTAGCAAATGCCACACAACGTCCGTAGCGGTCAAATTCTGGGTAAGCCCCAATAGGATTTTCTACGCGGATACGTGGCAGTTTACTCTCTTCGTCTAATTCAATAATGAAAGGGACGAAACCATATGTGATGTACCAGTCTGCTCCTGAGTACATTTGTACTGCAAGGTCAGAATGGGAAAAGTAATTTGAAGCAATGCGAGTACGCTTGTCAGCGAACTGACGTGCCTTGTCGCTTGTCTGGCTAACTGCAGAACAGTTAACAGCAGGAAGTGGTGCCATAACCTCAGAGAGGTCACGAGCAACAATGTCGATAAAGTTAGCAACTACGTTGGCATCAACGCCGTCTGGAAAGAAATCTGGATATACATCTGAAATCTTACCCTTACGTACGGATAGGACATCCTGGTTACGAGCATCGCGCTCGCTGTTGCGATGGCGAAGAGAGTCAACTCTTGCTGCAACCTGGTCCATTGATAATGCCATTGGTTTCCTTATCCGTAGTTATCGGCCCACTGCTGGGCAAATGCTTCATCTAAATTAAGTGAATTGCGCGAAGCGCGTTGGGCTCTAGTTGCCCATCTGTTTGTTTGGTACTGACCAACTCTACTTGAGACTTGCATCATCTCACGTATGCGAATGATTGCAAACCATAAAGCCATAACACAGTCCGTCGGGTTCTTCGTGTCTGGCTTCCAGGTAATGAGTTGCTGTACCAAAGACTTCAAGCCTTCTGAGCCTTCGTTGCTTGGAATCTCAATCATCGCGTTGTCTTGAAAGCGTCCATCCTTAGATGAGCCAAACAACGGTGACATGGATGCTACACCAAAACTAGTGTCCCATTTATTCTTGCCAGTAAAGTGCGGCTCTAGCCGACAACCCCAAATAGCAAGGAAGTCCTTTAGGTCTGTATCCATTGAGTACGCCTTCTGGTGCGCGTTAATTTCTACACGCAGTTCCTGAGGGCGGTACCGTTCGACCCACTCTTGGATAAGAGCCATTTCCTTTTGAGGGGAAGGGTCAGACATATTGACGCAATCTAAAACATAGATATGGCTG